TTTTCGAATTGCGGCAGTCGCCGGCGTTCTGAATATGCTTCTTTCGCGAACCTTCCTTGTAAGATCGTCGCCGGTTTCTGTGTCCGGAAACGCTCTGTCCATAAGATAGGCAAGTTCTATATACATAATCGCCAGTTCGGCGGCCGCCGGTGCTATTGCGTCGTATACGATAGAACCTTCACGTTTGTCGATAGAAGCGGAAACGCGATTCAGACAACGGTCCATTATGTTTTCGAAGGTCATTTCTTCATACATTTTCGCCCACCTCCGTTTCAATAGGTATTTCGCCGAAAATAGCCTTAACGAAATCCACTACGTTTCCACAGTCGACGGGAACGTCTGGGAACCCGGCGTCTACGGGTGGGAGGTGGCAGAATGACAGAAACAATCGTCGTTGCCCTTCTTTCCCTGGTCGGGACGCTGACCGGCGCATACTTCGCAAACCGCAAAAGTTCCGCACTTATTGCCTATCGCCTGGAACAACTTGAAAAGAAGGTCGCCCTTCACAACAGCGTTGTTGAAAGAACCTTTCAACTGGAACAGGACCGGGCCTTAATGCAAGAACAGATCAAGGTCGCGAACCACAGAATCGAAGACCTTGAAAAACAATGAAGACGCCGAAGAAAAGACGGGAGTTTTCAAAAATCATAATAGTCATAGTGGGAACCGTCACGTTTGCCGTGGCGGTTTTTACTATGGCCGTTGTGTGGAAAACTGGTGACACTTCGCCGCTTGCCTATTTGATCCCGTCCGTATTCGGCGAACTTGCAACCGCAACCGGCTTCTATTACAGCAAGGCGAAGGCAGAAAACCGAATCAAACTTCGGAAGCAATATGGGCCGGACATATACAACGATACAAAGGAGGTATAACGCTATGATAGAACCTATTATCCACAACCTGACAAATATCGGGTGGGCAATGCTGATCTTTTTATCTGCATACCTGGCAAACGTCGCCTTTTCTCTTTGGTATAACATCAAAATTCAGGGCGACGCCTTTGACAAAGACAAACTGGTTCAGTCCGCTTTGAAGGTCTTGACCTTTGTTGTAGGTCTGACCCTTCTGTGTGTGGCAATTACAACGCTTCCGCTATTCGCGGATCAAGTCGGGTGGTCGATCCCGGAAGAATATTCCGACATATTCGCTGACCTGGTTATTATCGGCGCCGTTCTTGTAGTCACCTGTAAATATATCAAGGAAGCCTTTTCAAAATTCACGGCGATTCTGAACGCGGCCGCTTTCCAGGTACAGACGGAAGAAAAACAGCCGGCACAGATCGGCTTCGTAACCGGAAAGGAAGTGACAAAATGAGCAACAGTCCACTTGTGAAATACACAAAAATTTCACCAAACAGAACCAGTCCCCGAAACCACAAGATCGACACGATCACGATTCACTGTGTAGTCGGTCAATGTTCCGTTGAAACCCTGGGGAACGTCTTCGCCCCTACTTCCAGACAGGCAAGTTCGAACTATGGCGTCGGCGTAGACGGCCGAATCGGAATGTATGTCGAAGAAAAAGACCGTTCCTGGTGTTCTTCGAACGGCGCAAACGATCACCGCGCAATCACGATCGAGGTCGCAAGCGACACAACCGAACCATACGCAGTAAACGACAAGGCTTTTGCCGCACTTCTGGACCTTGTAACCGATATCTGTAAAAGAAACGGAATCAAGAAACTTGTGTGGTCTGAAAACAAGTCAGACCGCGTGAACCACAAAAACGGGTGCAATATGACCGTTCACCGTGACTACGCGAACAAGTCTTGTCCCGGAACTTACCTTTACAACAGACACGCGCAGATCGCGGCAGAAGTCAATAAACGCCTGGGCGCTACTTCTGAACCTGTGGAAGAAAAGAAGCCAGAGCAGAAACAGGAAGGCCTTTTCCCGGTAGGAACGGAAGTCAACTTCACCGGGACGAAACACTATACTTCTTCCTGCAAAACGGCAACCGGTAAGAACTGCAAGGCCGGAAAGGCAAAAATCACCGCCGTTTCTGCCGGCAACGCGCACCCTTACCACTGCGTCGCTATTACCGGAAAGGGTTCCACGGTTTACGGGTGGGTCGACGCGACCGACGTTTCAGCCGTAAAGGATCAGACGATCCGAAAAGGCGACAAAGTAAAGGTATTGAAAGCAACAACTTACACAGGCGGAGCCTTCAAAACTTACTATGACGTCTACGACGTGATCCAGGTAAACGGCGACCGCGCTGTGATCGGAATTAAGTCCACAGTCACAGCGGCCGTGAACGTGAAGAACCTTCAAAAGGTGTAAGATCGGAGGTGGCGGAATGTCTGTAAACCACGACGAACTTATCGCGTTTGAAAACGCCCTGGCACAACTGAAAGACGACACCCCGGAAATTATGAATCGTCTTGTCGTTGGCGAAGGACGTTACGCGCGCGATCAGGCCCGGAAAATCTGTAAAGAAGAAGGGATCGTCAATACTGGGAACTACCGCCAGAACTTCAAAAGCGGCACGAAAGCAATTCGCGCCGGCACCGCGTACAAAATCGACGTATATAACAACGTCGAATATGCAAAACCCCTTGAATACGGGTTCAGAAGTCACTTTGTACCCGGACACTGGGACGGAAGTTCCTTCGTTTACCAGAAAAACGATCCAGAAGGCGGAATGTACGTCGGACCGCGCGGCGGCTTCGTCCGTGGCCACTTCACACTTCGCCGGGCAATCAAAAGAACAAAAGACACCCAGAACGCGCGACTTGAACGAAAATACCGTGAAGAACTTCGGGCGCGTGGCCTGGGTGAATATATGGACCTATAAGAAAGCGGTCAGGGAATTTCCATGGCCGCCTTTTTTTATTTATTCATAACGATTCGAAGCGCTTTTTCGAACAGGTCTATTCCCGGAACAGCCAGGACATAGTTTTTCTGCCCGGACTGGATCAGAATGTTTCCGTCTTCGCTTTCAATGGAAGTTATACTGGAAACAGGACATTCGAATCCGGACTGACTGTTCAAAAAAACGATCCGTCTGTCGGTCAAAACGACCGTTCCCTGAAAACTGTCTGTTACGTCGCCGTAAACCGTTTTACTGGAACCGGCACCGGAACGAACGGAAACGCCTTTCGCCACGCGTACACTTACACCGGCACCGCCACCGGTCCGGCCGACCGCCTTCCGTTTTGTCTGATACCGTATGGCCGGAGCGTAAAAACGGGCGTGTTCCCCTTCTTTCAATACAACTGGCGTTCCGGATATTTCCGGAAGAATACCCCGAACAATCCCGGAAAGGCTTTCTTCGTCCATAAACGGCCGAACTGGTTCAGAAGCGGCCTTCTTTTTCTTCTTTTGCTTCCCGGAAACAACGAAAAGCGCCGCAGTGACAAAGGTCAAGGCCAAAACAGCACCCCACATAGAATCTTCCGGGACACAGATCGAAACTATAAGAAGTACAATGTCGACGATCGCGGCAAGAATACCGAATATCAAAGTCGCAATTCTCACAATTTCACCACCCTTCTTTGTAAATTCTTTTTGAATCTTTCGCAGATTCCGACCTTTAACACAATTATATCCGCAAAGTGTGTTAAAAACAAGAATAAATCGGACTATTAACACAAAAGTTACAGAAAGGAGGGTTCCGCGTGAAAATATATGACTATAACGGGAAGAAAAACGTCAGCGGTGATCGTATACGCGAAGCGCGGCTGAAACGCCGCCTTACCCAGGAAGACTTCGCCGCAAAGTTACAGATCGCCGGCGTTACGATCGAACGTGACAGCATAAGCAGAATAGAAATCGGAACGCGGTTCGTTGCCGACTATGAACTTATGATTATATCCGAAGTTCTGGGCGTAACTGTTGAATGGCTTCTTTCGACGGACGACGAATAAATAGACCACCGGAAACCCGGTGGTCTATTTTTTTACCCAGAAACGCTTGACAATATACTAACGGTAGTATATAATACAGGACAAGAGGTGATCGAATATGGCAAAGGCACAGACAAACGCAAACAGACGTTACAATCAGAAAGCATACGACAGAATTGAAATAACAGTTCCGAAGGGCGACAAAGAAAGGATCAGCCAGGCGGCCGAATCGGCCGGTATGAGCGTGAACGCCTTTATAAAAGAAGCGTTGTCAGAGCATATCGCCCGACTACAAAACGCGTAACATCAAGGCCCTGTCCTTCCGGACGGGGCCTTTTACTTATATCGGGGAGGAATTAAAATGAAGAAGCGCAGATTCAGACATCTATCCTGGACAGATAGATTGAAAATAGAACAAATGTTGAAAGACGGCCGACACTACCAGGATATAGCCGACGAAATAGGCGTACACCTTCGGACGATCTACAACGAAGTCAAGCGCGGCCGTTACATTCACACGAATTCCGACCTGACAGAAGAAGAACGTTACAGTCCCGACATTGCAGAAATGGCGTACCGGGAACACCTGGCTGCAAAAGGCCCGGACCTTAAAATCGGGAAAGATCACGATCTGGCCCGGTATATCGAAAAGAAAATCGGTGAAGAGGGTTATTCCCCGGCCGCCGTACTGGGTGAAATCAAAGAAAGCGGCCTGGAATTTGAAACGTCAATCTGCGAAACGACGCTATATTCCTATATCGAAAAAGGTGTATTCCTTACAATCACAAACGCCGATCTTCCGGAAAAGAGCAAGAAAAAGCGTTCTTATAAGCACGTCCGCAAGGCCGCAAGACCGGCCGCCGGCGAAAGTATCGAAAATCGCCCAGAGGAAATCAACAAACGCGAAACTGTCGGTCACTGGGAAATGGACTGCGTCGAGGGGAAGAAGAAAACAAAGAAAACCCTTCTTGTTCTCACTGAAAGAAAGTCCAGAAAAGAAATCATAATACCTATGAGGGATCAGACAAGTAAAAGCGTCGTTCGCGCCCTGGATTCTATTGAACGAAAATACGGCGCGCAATTCTATTCGATATTCCAGACGATCACGGTCGACAACGGTTCGGAATTCGCAGACTGCGAAGGAATAGAAAAGTCCTGTCGCCGGAAAGGCAACAGGACAAAGGTTTATTATTGTCACCCTTATTCTTCATACGAAAGAGGTTCAAACGAAAACCTGAATAAAATGATCCGCCGTTTCTTCCCGAAAGGGACGGACTTCCGCCAGGTGACAACGAAAGCGATTAAGAAAGTCGAAGAATGGATCAACAACTATCCCAGGGAAATTCACGGGTTCAAGACTGCCGATCAGGTCTTCGCCGAAGGCCTTTTGTGTCTGGGGTAAAAATTATTTGTGAATTTTTGCAATTTATTCTTGACTTTTTCAATGTTTCGTTGGATTACATTGCCGGACTGATTACGGAAAAGAAACCTCTGGAATAAAAACGGCCAACCGGAAAGCGGCAGGCCGTTCTTTTCTTTTTCTGGCCCTTTGAGAGGGGCAAAACAGATGGGTGGAAATGCAGCCGCCTGCTTTTTAACAAAGCGGGCGGCGTTCATGCCGGTTACTGCAAAAACAGGCAGAGCAAGAACAGAACACCCAGCAGGCATATGTTGTACCATGTAAACTGGAGAATGTATTTTTTTCGCTGCCTGGGATCATCTCTTGCCACCATCTTGTAAGAGATGAGGCTGGCCATAGAGGCAATCAGCGTGCCGAGGCCACCCAGGTTGCAGCCGATGATCAGCGCGTCCCATTGACTGGTAAACCCGGAAAGCAAAAGGGCGGCAGGTACGTTGCTGATAATTTGGCTGGTTAAAATCGCCGATGCTGCGACGCGCCCGCTGATAACCGACGAAAGAAAGCTTGCAAAAGCGTCTATCTTTCCGATGTTGCCGATAAAAATAAAAAAGAAGAAGAAAGTCCCCAAAAGGGAATAGTCGATTTTGGCCAGCAGAGAGCGGCCGGCCACCAGCAGAAACAGAAAAACCAATGCTGCGATCAGAAGGGGAGGGACCAAACGGAAAAGGCCCAAAAGGCAAAGCGCAAATCCCGCCGCGCAGCAAAGCAGTTCCCGTGCCCCGCCCAGTCCGGTTTTCACCGAGACCACCGGCAGCGCTGCGGATTTCCGAAAAAGAATCAGAAAAAACAAGCACAGACCGGACAGCAGGACATAAGGCAACATCAGTCCGCAAAATGCGCCGAATGACATACCGGATTTTGCGTACAGGTAAAGATTTTGAGGATTTCCCATAGGGGTAAGCATGCTGCCCAGGTTAGCGGCAACCGTCTGCATGACGACCAGGGGGACTAAAAGCTGTTCCTGTTTTGCCATCTGCAGGACGATGATACCGAACGGCACAAAGGTGATCAGCGAAACGTCGTTTGTGATGACCATGCTGCAGATAAAAGGCAGAAAAACCAGCACAAGCAGCATACTCCGGGTGGTGCCGGTTCTTCTCAGAAGCTGGTTTCCCAAAAAGACAAATACGCCCGCCTGCTGAAGTCCCGCCATAACTGCCATCAGGCTGAACAAAAGCGCAAGGGTATCCCAGTCGATGTAGGAAAGATAGGCCGGGCCGGGCGGGACCAGAAAGGCAGAAACCAACGCCAGCAGGGCCGATATGCACAATACGGTCTCTCTGCGAAAAAAGAGGATACAGCTTTTGAGCACTTTTGGCAAGCAAGATCAGCTCCGTTCAAAAGGATTGTAAAAGAAATCCGGGAAATTTGTTTGGAAGAAAAAAGTCCGGACGCAAATCGCATCCGGCGGTATCATGTCTAAAGGCAAAAAAAAGATATCTCCGACGCAAGAGACAGAACGGCAAAAAAGAAGAGCCTCAACTGGCAGAGTTGACGAAAAGGAACTTCCGAAAGAATTTTGAGGAAAATCTGAAAACGAAAGTTCAAAAAACATGCGGGATTAATGGACTTTAGGAACTCTTGAAACCGAAAACAAAGGTTGATCAAAATGATTCGGGAACCTAGAACATTTTCTTGAGATTGATCTGCTCTTTATTTCCGGAAAAGCCGCAGCTGCGATAGAAATTGTGTGCATCTGCTCTGGCTGCGCCGGATACTAACCTTATGCCCGATGCGCCGGTTTCACGGGCCCAATGCTCAATTTGTTGCAGCAACGCTCTTCCAATGCCTTGCCGTTTATATTCACCGGATACTGCGATACCCATGATGTTTTTCATGTGAGGTGCATATAAAAGGTCATAATCATTTGCGTGCACATAACCAACGACGGAATCATCCAAAACAGCTACAAAAATTTTGTTGGAGGGATTATTGAGCAGTTTGCTTAAATTCCCAATCATCGCATCCAAAGGAAATGGATACCCCATCTCTGTAGAGTTGAGCTGACAAATAGCATTCGCATCGGATTCAACTGCTTCACGAATAGAAAAGCCATTCATTATGCACACCTCTATGACTTATATATCTTCATTATAAAGGTGAAATGTTGGATTTGCAATATACCTTACCGATTCACGATTACCTTCAAAAATCGCCTGTATGATTTTGTGAAGAGTGAATCGGTAATAGCGAAGAAGTAAAAATCGACAATCTTCTGTCGAAGATCGGCGATTTCTGGTGGGAGAAGATGGATTCGAACCATCGAAGCGAAA